TAGCAATGTTCTCCTGCTGACTTGGTCCCTGCTTGGTCCCTACTTGGTTGGTACTTGGTCGGTACTGTTGGTCAGGTGCTTTCTCAAGCTTGATAGAGTACTGAGTCTTGCCCTTGAACTGACCCTTACTTTCGATGCTGTAGTAGATTTCTGCTCCAGTGCAGATCTTTGATGGCATCTTTTCTTTGGTGCCTACTGATCCCTCGTCTCCATTGTCTAGAGTGATGTTGTGATAGTAGATTTTGCCTGATGGTCCCTCCCACTCCCGAGAGTAGACACATGATGTAACTTTTGCGTTTTTCATTTTCTTTTTATTATTTGATTGTTCTATACTTTTGAGGAAGCCTTCATGCTCCACTGCTCTTTTGATATTATCCAACTGATTCTCCGGTGAATCCTCAGCTACTAGGATGGGAGCTCCATCCTCATCTTTGATCCAGGGCATTACTTCTGATAGGTTTTTTCTGTTAGTAGTTCCTCCATTCTTTCTAAGGGAGTTCTCTTAGTCCCTGCTGCTATGTGCTGGGCTATCTGATTGTAGTCTAGCTGCTCGGTTGGATAGCTCGCAGACTGTACACAGATGTACTTCTTGGGGTAGGTTAAATTGACTTTCATATTATTTGAGAATTTTTACAAGCAATTAAAGCACCTTTGATGTCCTCTTGAGTGAATGTCTGACCTTCATACTCTAGTAAGAATTTAGCCACTGCCATTTCAACTACAGCTGCCTCTCTAGCATTCATCTTCATGATCCAGTTTTTTTGTTCTCCTCTCATGGCTTAGATGATTTGAAAGATGAATGCATAGATGTTGATGTACGGATTTTGTCCGGCATGCGCATAAGCAAAGCCATCTTGATCATACTTATAGTTCCATCCATTGTGACTTGCAATGTCAATGATGGTACTGTTAGCATTCTGCAATGAGTCGCATGAGATACACTCCCTATCCATGCCTCTAAAAATGTGTACTTGATACATAGTTTTTTGTTTTTGATTTCAGCAAAGATATGAATACTTTTGAATATAGACGAAAAAAGTATCAATTCTTTTATTAACATAGTTATTAACATAGCAAAAGAGTAGTACCTTTGATGTCATGCTAGAGTCAGACATTCAAGAGGCAGTAGTCAAGTTCATTGATGTTAACTATCCAGGTACTTTGTATTGTGCCTCAGCTGGAGGGATGAGGACTAGCATGAGGCAAGCTATCAAGATGAAGCGCACTGGATACAAGAAAGGATTCCCTGACTTACAGATCATGCAGCCCACTCACCTCCATCATGGCTTATTCATTGAGATTAAGACAAGCAAGGGTCAAGCATCACCGGAACAAAAAGCCTGGAGGGATGAGCTGAATAAAAGGGGATACCGAGCTGTGATATGCAAGGGCCTTGATGCATGTATTCATGAGATCATTACCTACATGAATGAGAGACTTGAATAAGGCCATAGAACTGCACTACAAAGATTTCTTAGCACTGGCTAAGATTCTGTCTAGAGGCAAGAGCTTTGATCCCTATGACCTTCTCCATGATACCATTGCTAGACTCTATGAGAGAGAGGCTGACTTTATTGACGATATTATCAAGAGGGGTAAGTTCAAGGCATACATGGACTGCTCACTGAGGTTAGCAGCTAACAGCTCTACCAGTAGATTCTACTACACTCATAGAAAGTTCACCAATGACATGAGTGAGATCACCGAGGATGCCTTACAGACAAAAGTTCCGGATATCGCATCTTTTGTCAATAGGGAGAATATAGACATCATTATCAGTAGGCTCCCCGAATTTGAGAGCAAAGCACTGGAGCTGTATCTCATGGGCTTCAAGTACAAGGAGATCAGTGATGCCACTGATATACCTCTGACCTATGTATTTAGGGCAGTCAATACAGCGAAACAATTACTAATTGACCATATATGTTATTTACAACAGCACAGCAAAGAAAAGAAAGACTAGACATCTGCATGGCATGTCCAGTCTATGTATCTAAGAGCAGCTCATGTGGAAAGTTCATGGACCTATTTCAAGACCTTGTGACCATTGATGGAGTGACCTTCAAGCCATGCGGATGCCATCTTAGAGCAAAGGCATCATTGAAACACTTTGATTGTCCAGCAGGGAAGTGGCCCACTATCTTCAGCAAGAAACAACTGTCTATATTGAAAGACATAGCAGAGAGAGCTACTAAGCAGAAGTTCATAGTTAAGGAGGACAGAGACATGCTCAATCAAATCTTTCAGACTGAAGATCCCAACTTCCGAGGATTCTCATGTACTTCATGTGGTAGTCAGATATTCAGTACACTAGATCAGCTTTTGCAAGATATGCATAATGGTACTGTAGTAGTCGATATCCCCCCAAGTAACCCCTCAGATATTCCTGCAAGAATAAAGAGGAGTAGAAAAAAGAAGGAGTGAGATATACTAAGAGCAGCTATCTATCCTTTATAGTTTAAGTTTTTGATTTCTCAAGAGAGCTCACAACGGTGGGCTTTTTTGTTTTATGACTTTTCAACAATATGACAGCTGTAACAAATTGATTCTATATTTGTCACATGCATCACATACTTAGGTTTTTAATTTGGTTTGAAAGTTTTGAAGTCCCCTTGAGTCTGGTGCATGGCTCTTGGGGACATTCTTTTATATGAATATCTTATCAATACTCTCCTTTGACATTGGGAGATGCAAAAGTCAGACTTGCAGAACATCACTGCTTGGATCAGGTAAATTCGCCATGCGCGAGATTGTTTGTTTTTCGGGGGGAGCTTTTTCTTTTCTTTCTTTTTCTTTTTTAACTTTTTCTTTTTCTTTCTTTTCTTTTGTTGATACTTACTTTAGCTAATAGCTAATTAGTTATTATTACTAACTAATTAAGTAAATTGATATACTAATAGATAGATATGATACTGATACCAGGACAAATTGAGTCGATTAAGTCAAGAAAAGACAAGACAACTGCTATTGTGTTGGGTAGTCAAGAAATGTCACCCTCAACAGCTGGTCAGCTTTTTGCTTTGCAGAATAGCTTCGTCTATGTAGCTATCAAAGAGGAAAGTTTCATGCAGCAAGAGATTGAAGTTATGAAAGATCTGAAAGCTGATTTTGAGCTAGAAAAGAAAAGCAATGGTCAGAGACTAAGGAATGTACTCTATAAGCTATATGAGCAAGATAAAGAGGGCTTTTTGACATTCACTAAGTACTATGATCATCAGATGGAAAGATTGATAAATCACTTTAAGAATAAATTGAATGACTAGCAGTAACAAAAGTAACAACAAAAAAGAGATAATGCTTACATGCTTAAAGAATAGCATGGGCATTGTGTCAACTGCTTGTGAGAAAGCTGACATAGCTAGAAAGACTCACTATGAGTGGTACAAAGAAGATCCCGAATATGCAGCCCAAGTAGATGCTATCCAGGAGTCATGTATTGACTTTGCTGAGAGCAAGCTCATGGAGCTAATTAATGGAGCAAAGCATGAGGTAGCAACAGCTAAGGGTGAAGTGTTGACAGTCCAGGATGGACCAAACCCAACAGCTTGTATATTCTATCTTAAGACTAAAGGAAAGAAAAGAGGATATGTAGAGAAGTCTGAGCTCGAGGTAGGAGGCAATGGTATCAATATCACAATAGACTCTTTGATATGATCACACTGGGCAAGTACATAGACTTTAAGAATGCCGGAGAGAATGTATTCCTGCAAGCTCAAGTGGTGACTGGTTACACAAAAGATGAACTGAGAGAGAAGTCAATGGATGACATTGCACCCTTAATCAATAAGTTTATTGAGGATTGCAAAGGCTACAATGAGAACAAGCTGCAGAAGTACATCAAGATGGGTGGCAAGACAATGGGCTTTCATCCCAATCTAGAAGCTATGAGCTTTGGTGAGTATCTTGACCTTAATGAGCTAGTGAGGTCTGACTTTACTAACAACCTACCTAAGATCATGAGCATCTTGTATAGGCCAGTGGTGAGTGAGTTCATGCATAACTATGAGATAGAGAAGTATGATAGTGCTGTCCACATCAAGAATGCTGACTTATTTCGAGAGGTAGATATGGCCTATGTGAATGGTGCAATGGTTTTTTTTTGTCTGCTCAGGGAAGATTTGCTGAGCAGTTCCCTCAGATTATTAGATCAGCAGATGCTGACACAGATGGAGGAGAGCCTGACGCTGATAGAGGCGGAGCTACACTCTCATCTCAATATGGATGGTGGCACATCATTGAGGAGCTAACAGATAGAGACATCACTAAGTTCAATATGATCACTGACCTACCAGCTGCTCAAATCTTTGCACACATCAGCTACATGAAGTCATATAACAATGTCAAATATCCCTTGAGCCTTTAATATACTAATAGATATGAGTACAAGTACGACCACATACAATGTCATTATCAAAAGATTTGAGGACTTTGCCACTGCTCACCCTTTGATTAATCGTTTCACTTATGGCACGATCCAAGAGGGAGATATTGGCAAGTCATGTACCTATCCCTGGATGCATGTCGCTCCATCATCTACCAACTATGATGAAGGTCAGAGAGGGATGTCCTTTGACATTCTCTTTGCTGACTTAGTCAGGGACAAAGATGATAAACCCGAAAACGAGAAAGAGATCATCAGTGACTGCTCACAGCTATTTGAGGACTTGCTTGCTACCATTGAAAACAATACATTGTTTGGTGACAATGCACTATTGCAAAAGCCTATCACTATCACTCCCTTCCTTAACTCATTTACTAACAACTTGACTGGAGTAGAGGGTACTGTTACTATTGAGCTTGACTATACCTTTGACTTTTGCTCAGTTCCGGTAGACTTTAACTTAAACATTCCTACCAGTGGAGGAGGGGGTGGTGGAGTGCTGACCTTTGATGATAGTCTTAATCTATCCGGCACATCAGTCACACTTGACAATGATGTAGATACACCAGGCAATGACTACTACTATGGTACAGATGCAACTGGTACAAAGGGATGGTATACACTTCCTACCGGAGGTCCACCCACTGGAGCAGCAGGAGGTGACTTGCAAGGCACCTATCCCAATCCAACAGTACATCGAGTACATGGAGTAGACTTTCAATCAGGCACTCCATCAGCAGATGATGTGTGGTTATATGGTGGCTCACCTAATAAGTGGCAGCATCAAAAGCTCCATGCATCACAAGTGACAAATGACAGTCAAGTGACTGGTACCAATGTATCTGATGCACTCAATCACTTAGATACTAAATTGACAAGTCAGCTTTGGAACTTTCAAAATGCTGCAGCAATAGCAGCTAGTACAACTACATGGATAGGGGTAGGTCTGACATCTGGAGGTAATGAAAGTTCAAGCACAGTGATCATACCACATGCTATGAGTTTGAAAAATATGTATTTGATGCATTACAGCACTAATCAGCCAGCTAGCGGAGCGCAAGTAATAACAGTGAGAAAGAATGGTGCAGATACATCTTTGGCTATAACAATAGCAGCAGGAGCTGTGACAAGCTCTACACCCTATTCAAATACAGCTCACACTGTTTCATTTGTAGCTGGAGATAAGCTGTCAATAAGAAGGGTCAACAATGCCACTGCACCAGGTGGAGTATTTAATGGTATATCATTTTCAATGGTAGTGTAATGGCAAAGAAGTTAGTCTATACAACGAATACACCAACTGCAGGCACTAACTATGCAGCAGCTGATGGCACATGGAAAACAATACCAGGAGGAGGGGGAGGTAGTGGTACAGTCACATCAGTGGCTACAACTGCACCCATAACTGGAGGCACAATCACTACCAGTGGTACCATTGGCATCACTCAGGCAACTGGATCTACAGATGGATACTTATCATCTGCTAACTGGAACACATTCAATAACAAGCAGAATGCAATCACACTGACTACTACTGGAAGTGGTGGCTCAGCAACTTTAGTAGGTAGCACTTTGAATATTCCGCAATATGCAGGTGCAGGAAGTGGTACATCCTTTATTGTCGGATTGAATGCTACTACTGTTGTAGCTCCAGCTACTACTAACTATACAGCTCTGACTGGAGGTGGTTATGTCAATGCAGCCAACGAATTTCAGAGAATACTATCATTACCACAGACCTGCTCACTTAGTAGATGGTATGTACGGACATCAGCCACTCAACCTGCAAGTGGATCTCTAGTCATTACGCTAAGACAAAATCAAGTAGATACAGCTCTAGCTATTACGATAGCTGCAGGTAGTGTGGCAGGTACTTATTCCAATACAGCTACATCAATAGCATTTAGTGCTGGAGATTTGGCAAGTGTCAAAGTTCAGAACAATGCAGCAGCCAACAGCACTCCAGTCATTTCACTATCAATAATGGTCACAATATGAATTATACACTTACTCAAAAGGATGGCGGTATCAATGAGCTGACCATACCAACAGATGGACAATGGGGTACTATCTGCTTTGCATGGGAGGACTCTAACACTGAGTTCACCACAGCACTAGCAGCCAAAGGTATAGATGCCTTTATAGCTTTACTCATTGCAGATCCTAACACAGCCTATACACTTTTTTGTGGAGCTTAACAATCTCAAAGCACTGCTGCAAGAGTTCGTCACTGAGGTAGTACAAGAAGCTCAGAGGAATATTGGTGCCACTCAAAAGGTATCAAAGTTCAAGGTGAGCAAGACTATCTCAAAGAACTTTGTAGCCAGTGGTAAGCTCAAGGATGGACTAAGGGGGAAAGTCAATAAGGACATGACTCTCTCATTCTTTGTGGTGGGTGCAGCTAAGCAGTACGCAATGGCGATAGAGCATGGACAGAAAGGAACTAAGGGAATGCCCACTGATGATCCCTACTACATGCCCTCCAAGAATGCGACAACTGCCAAGATGCCTCCCTCAAAAATGATATTCAAGTGGATGGAGAGAAAGAACATCAAGTTCCGAGATGAGAATGGTAAGTTCATCAGCAAGCCATCAAAGAGCAAGAGAGAGGGCATAGCATACGCAATAGCAAAAGCAATACAAGAGAGAGGTAGGGTAGGCTTGCACTACTTTGAATATGCCTACTTAGATACACTCAAGGCAATGGGTCCTGATATACTTAATAGTGTAGGAAAGGACATTGAAGTAGAGCTACTCAATACTTTCAGACTAGTTAAAAAAGCATAAGCAATGGCACTAACATTACAAAGGACATCACAGACACTTATCACCTATGACAATGTCAGTAAGGGTGGTATTGATAATGTGGTCACAGCACTCAGCACTGAATATACTCAGACTGGTTTTAGGTATATTGTCAATATATCTGTGACAGATTTTTATAGCAATCCCATAACTACTGATTTATATGTCCATCCGAATCCATACGGAAGGGGCATCATCAACCTCAGACCTCATCTTATCAATTCCCTTTTTTACAGAGGTATAATCAATAGTACTCTGAACTTTCCATACATTCACAATACGAAAGCTAATAGTCCATCTGCATCTTTGATCAGTGCATCAGGCAATATGAATACTCAGGTCAGACTAGAAGTCTATGAGGGATGGGAAGTAGCTGGAGTGTTTACTCAAGATCCCGATGGTATTGGTCCTCAACAAATAGAGCTGAGAGCTTTTTGGGGATGGGACAATGCATTCTCATTCAATGAGAACAATAGCGCAAGCTCACCTGGTAAAGGTTTCAATGACCTCACATCTAGTACTTACTATCAGAGACTAGCATCAAAGGTGCCTCCCTCATTCAGATCAGGAGTGACTTTTGTACCTACTCTGCCCTATAACATGGGTAGCTTTTGTATCAATGCAGATGATGGTACATTTAGTTCTGAGCAGGACATCAATAACAAATATGTAGAGCTAAAGTTCTACACAAGTTCGGGTCTGTTATTGATAACAGATACTACCTCATTCACTATTACTGTTAGTGCTGGAGCTGTTGCACTCGTTCCGGCATTCGCTGGAAATATAACATACTTGAGGACTGGTGGCATACCAGCTACAACTGCATTCTATACATTGCAAGTAAAAGACTCTACCAATAATGCAGTATGCAGTACCAAGTGGCTCTTTGTAATTGAAGATATAGACTGTGATCACAATCCAATAGAACTTGGATGGATAGGAAAGAAAGGTGGATGGAACTACTACAACTTTATCAAGACAAATCAGAACAGCATAGACATTGAAAGGACTGAATACAAAAAGCCATTTGGAAACTATGGTAGACTGGGTGATGGTTTAGAGACTCCAGGCATGCTGACTACAGACTGGTCAGACAATAGGCAATATGTGAGCAGAGAAAACATGGTCACTAAGTACTTGACAGTGACAAGTGACTGGATCACAGAGGAGGAGTTCGTATATCTTGAAAGCTTGATGGTATCAGAGGTAGTGCATTGGGTGAACTATGATGGCAGAGGTGACTACATCCCAATGATAGTGACTGATAACAGCTATATCATGAGAAGGGAACGCAATGGCACTAAGTACAATCTGACACTGAAGCTCAAGTATGCACAAGACTATCAAGCAATAAACTACAATACAGGATATGAATGATGTGATATTAACTGTCTATGATCAGCAGAAGAATGGCTTTATAGTCGATCTGTATGGTCAGGACACAATCTCCATGAACTTCAACTTTAACAGCATCACTACGCTAGAGGCTGGTGATGTTTATAGTCAAGAGTTCAGGATACCAGCTACTCAAAACAACTGTGACCTATTTGGCTTGCAGAGTGACTTTAATATAGTTCATAGAAACGATATCCGGAGAAAGTTCAAAGCAGTTCTGACTGTAGATACTATACCAATCTCAGAAGGTTTTGTACAGTTCAAAAAGTCATTTATCAAGAATGGCAAGATGTCTGATTTTTCTATCGTGTTTTTTGGTGATGCGGTAGACTTAGGTACTAACTTGAAAGACCTAGACTTTTCTGACCTAGTATATTCAGATGCTGAGCATCAGATGTCCTATGACAATGTATGGCTAGTCAATGATGGCGGTATTGTTGGAGGCAATGACTATAGTGATCATAAGCTGATGTGGACCTTAATAGACAGAGGTCAGCAATTTATCACATGGCCTTCCAACTATGCAGGTACATTTGTCGATGCATTATATGGAACTATAAGCAATTCAAATAGGATAGATGTCACTGACCTCACTCCATGTCTTAAAGGAACTTATCTCATTGACAGAATCAATAACTTTTTAGCTGGCAATAATAATAGAAAGATAGAGTTAAGCACAGATGTACAAGCTGAGCTAGACAAGATGTGCATGCCATTTATTGGTAAGGATGGCACTCTAAAATATAAAGACAATGCTGCAGCTATTGAGTGGAAAGGAACTAACTATACTGATGATACTTTGTCTTTTGCAGTACTTAGTGGCAATCTATACACAGCCATCACTGGAATAGCTTTCAATGATGTCATTGATATAGGCAGCAATTTTGATACACTGAATAACCGTTATGTCATACCGGATGATGGGTACTATCAGTTCAAGATCACTGGCAGTATTAGGGGTGATGTAGCTGGTACACCTACTAGCCCTGCCTTTCCTATTGTACCAGGTTTCTTAGTGAATGGTACAGACTTTTACTCAGCATTCAACTCAATATCAGGTGGGGGTGTATATCCTCAATTTGAATCTCCCTTTGTCAATGTACAGATGGCAAGCTATACAGCACAAGCTCCAGTCATTACAAGCAATGAGATAGTAGTACCAGAGTTCATCAATAATGCAGCAGCCAATGAGAATACTGCTGTATTCTTTAATGCTGGGGACTATGTAGAGGTAGCATTCGCATCTGTTGGTGATCCAACAGCAGGAGGGACAATAGACATTATTGCTCAAGTCAATAATTGGACATTGCAGAAGTACAATCTAACCTTATCAAATGCTATCAGCTTAGCTGACATGGCACCCGAAAACTATCAGCTACTTGATTTCCTACGCGACATCATGAAGCTTACCAACGCAGTAGCCATCCCTAACTATAGCAACTATGGAGTGATTGACATCATGACCATGAATGAGTACTTAGGAGGTGGGGGTACAATAGACTGGACTACTAAGATAGATGAGATGGGTGAAATGACAATAGTACCCTCATCAGACTATCAGACAAGACAGCAGAATTTCACATTTAGCGAAGGTGCAGATGTAGCAAGTCAGGCATATAAGTCAGTCGGCAGAGTATTTGGATCACTGAACTTATATGATACCGCTAGTGATTTCACAGTGGGAGAAAATAAAGTAGAAGTAATAGCAAGCACTACTCCTAATCAGGTGTTTCCCAACGCAAGTAATATAGATTTTTACTTTCCTAAGTTCGTAGATGATGAGTACAAGTGGGTATATCCCGATGCTAGATTATTCTACTTTTCTTTTGACCTTCTAGATACTTTGGGAATCAGACCTATTGGTGGTAGTAGTAGTATTTATGGATCTTTATTGTATGTGCCTTTCATAGGTCACTATGATCATGTCTATGTAGACCTGGCAACAAATGACTTGAACTTTGCTCAGGAGATACCTCTACATCCTATCACATCAGCTCCGGTAAATACTATGTATTTCAAGTATTACAATAACTACCTGCAAGAGCTGTATAGTGAGGAGAGCAAGGTATTGACTGCTCAATTCAATCTTGATGTGACAGACATCTTGAACTTGAACTTCAATGACAGTGTATTCTTATTCAACAGCTACTGGAGAGTATTGTCAGTGGATGGCTACAATATGGGGATGAATAAAAGTACCTCTGTGACATTGATCAAGAAATTGAGTGGGGTAGACTTACCGAATCTATGCGTAGATACTGCCATAGCAATCGAGAAAGATGGATCAGTGCAGTGGCTCAATGGAGGTAGTCAAGTGTGCTGTGAGCAGATAGGATACTATTGGGATAGTACACTCAATATGTGCTATAAAAGTCAGAATCAGGGAGGCATCAAAGATCCTATTATCTCTCCCTCTTTAGGAGTTACCTCTAGTTTTCTCAATCAGTTCACAAATATTGGTGGAAAGAAAGACCCATCAGCTACCGGAACTATCGTAATTGGTAAAAGCTTGACGGTGACTGGAGCTGCAAAGAATAGCATAGTAGGGGGAGAGGATTTGCTTGTACAGAATAAGGGAGTGTGGTATGGTGGTGGTAATGATGGAGTGCTAGTTAATAGATCAGCAAGTGGTCAAATGGTATGGCATGCTAAAGATGTATTCACATCAGCAGCTATGACTACTGTAGTAGGCTCATTCTTGACTTTAGAGAATGCTATCTACACTGCAGAGGTAGTACTTACTTGTACTACTTTGACAAGTGTGCCAGGATCAGGACTAGAGCCAACAGAATACTACAGTATTCGTACCTACAGCTTTGCGTACAATAAAGGAGGCATAGCAGCAGGAGACAATCCTCACAATATTATCATAGATATAGATACCAATTTGGGAACTTTTGAGCTAGGATGGAATACCAATGCTGTGAACAATGCAATACTTGACCTAGAAGTCAAGAACACTGGAGCTCCGTCTTATCCCACTCCTCAAATTTACATGACAGCACAAGTGATACTCACGCAAATAGGAACAGAATGACAATAGACAAGATAGATCCTGCACAAATAGCAGAGGCACTAGCACTACTACAACAGAAACTACCTACAGAGTCTGAGGTAGGTGCTATCGCCAAAGGTAAGTACAAGAATAAGATGAGCAAGTACATCACTAAGCTCATCAATTACTCAATAGTGTTTATACTAATAGGTACAATAGTAAGCGGAGCAATATGGCTGATGAGATATTAAGTGGCCTTAAAGGCATAAAGACAGAATTAAGAGCGATACAAGATCAGATGGCTGGTCTAGATGCTGGCTCTCAACAGTTCGTGAAACTATCTCAGAAAGCTGGAGAGCTGAGGGATAGGATGAAAGATGTGAAAGAGGCAGTCGATGCCAATGCTGGTCCAGCTATAGCAAGCTTTGGAAATAACCTGAGCATGGCTAGAGGTCAGATTATGGAGCTTGACTTGGAAGGCTTTGGTCAATCTCTGACACGCATGGCAGGCAATGTCAAGAATATCAATTTTAAGACATTCAATGATGGAATATCAAGTGCAGCTACTGGACTAGCAAATCTTGGAAAGGCACTATTAACAAATCCTATTTTTTTAATAGCTGGAGCTATTACTGCTATTGGAGTGGCATTGTACAAATATGGTCAAACAATCCCATTTGTTACTGATGAAACAAAAAAATTAGCTCAAGCCACTCATGAGGCAACAGTAGCCAGTGAGAAATCTTTAAAGGCATTCGATTTAGAAGAACGCAAGTTGAGAGCGTTGGGTGCTGCAGAAGAAGATATTGTAAAAATACGAAGGCAAAAAACTAAAGAAACATTATCGAATTCAGTTAATGAATTAAAGGCACAACAAAAGCAACTAGAGGAGTTACAACAATCTCAACAAAGATCACATGAAAGAGTAGTCGCTTCATATACAAAAGGAAATGCTGTATTACAAATAGGTTTTGAAGCTATTGGAAAAGCATTTGGGTTAGTGGCAAGTGATGAACAAGTAGCCGATCAAACAAAAAACATTGATGAATTAAAGGGGAAAATTGCAGAGTACGAAGTTCAAATTCTAGAGTTAGATAAGAAAGAAAATGATATACAAGAAAAGAAGATAGCACAAGCCAATAAACAAAAAATAGAGGAAGAAAAAGACAATAAAAAAAAGATAGATAGAAGAAAGGCACTGTCTGATTTCAATGCTCAGCAAGATGCAGAAGATTATCAGATGGCTCTTGATCAGACTGAGCAGATGGGTAAGCTAGGTCAAGATCTAACTGACAAGGAAAGAGAGAGAGCAATAGAAAAAACTGAGATAGCCAAGACTGCTTATGAGACACTTGATGGATATGATAAAGTTTATGTTAGTCAATTATTAGAGAGGTCCGATGAAGCTACACAGCATCAGATAGATAATGCTAAAAAGTTAAGAGATGCCGAATTTGATAAAAGAGATAAGCTTTTAAAATTAGCAAAAGAGGGAGAGCAAGCTATATCTGACATAGGAGCTGCATATTTTGCTACTAAAATGAGCAGAATAGACAAAGAGACAGTAGCTGGTGCTGCTGCTTATGAAGCTCTAGCTAGAAAACAATTTGAGTTCAATAAGAAAATGCAACTTGCAGGAGCTGTTATTGATTTGGCGAAAAGTATCAATGCATCTTTGGCATCATCTCCAGTAGCTATTGGTCCAGTTCCCAATCCTGCTGGTATTGCATCTTTAGCCTTTGTTAGTGCTACTGGTCTTGCTAATATAGCAAAGATAGCAGCCACACAATATCAATCACCAAACGCTCAGTCAGGTAGTGGACCATCACCTTCTGCAGGTGGAGGAGGAGCAATGTCTGCACCATCTGCTCAATCACCCAGTGCTTTGAATCTTTCTTTCTTGGAAGGTAATGTCAATACTGCACCCTTACAGACTTATGTACTAGCTGGTCAAGTGAGCAATGCACAGCAGGCTGAATTTAAAATAAAGAATACTGCATCTATACTAGGAGGTGGATAATTATGGAAAAAGATAAAAAGAAAATGAAGATCATTGAGTATGTTATCAATGATGATGATCAAAAGACTGGAGTCTATTGCATGTCACTTGTAGAGAATCCTGCCATCCTGGTAAACTGGATAGCACTATCTGCCCAAGAGAAGGTAGAGGAGCTAAAGTTCGCAGCAGTGGAGAGTGGAGAACAGAGGATGCTGTATGGTCCAGTCATGATCCCTGACCAACTTATCTACCGCTACAATGACAAGACTAAGGAGGAGTGGATGGCTACCTACAAAGCAGAGACTATCAAGGCCATTGCACAAAAGTACATGAGAAACAGCATGCACCAATACACAAATGTAGAGCATGCTATACCGGTACAAGGAGTGAACATAGTAGAGACATGGATACAAGCAGATACAGAGAAAGACAAGTCAGCTGCATTGGGTTTCACTACACCCATTGGCACCTGGTATATTGGTGGCCATGTAGAAGATGATGGCTTGTGGCAAGATGTAAAGAATGGAGTGTTCAAGGGATGGTCACTAGAGGGGTACTTCCTAGAGAATGAGGAGAAGATGATGGATGAGTATGAGATAGAGAAGATACTAGATCAGATGGTAGAGGAACTGAACATCTTGGAACATCCATGAGAGACTTCATGAAAAAGCTTATCAGTGCCTCAGACGATATGAGCTCCAAGAGATTTGCAGCTCTTATCTGTACTGCCACTGTGATAGTCCTTGCATTTATTGCAACAACTGCTGATGAGGACAAAATATGTCCAGAGTTCATGTATGATGCACTGTGCTTAATAGCAGGGGGAGGACTAGGCTTGTCAGTCATAGAAAAGATATTTGAAAAAAGAAAATAGACATTTATACTAAGACACATGGAAGTAAAAGACCGCATTTATCAGATTATTGCTAAAGCTCAAGAGAAGCTTTCAGCACATAACATAAAGCTCTCAGTGGATGAGTCTGCTGAGGTAACAAAAGAAGAGACTGCAGAGGCTCTAAAGTTCATGGTAGAAACAGCACTAGAAGATGGCACTATCGTATTCACACCGGCTGAGAGCTGGGATCTTGGGGTTGAAATTTACACTAAGGATGCTGATGGCAATCCTGTGGCTGTTGCTGACGGTGACTATATTGTTGCCGATGGCACTGTGCTTTCAGTACTTGAGGGCAAAGTTTCAGCTATTACTCCTAAAGAGGAGGAAGTAGAAGTAGAGGTGACAGTAGAGGCTGAGCAAGCAGAACAAGCTGAGGTATTGACTAAGCAATATGTAGATGATGCATTAACTGCAATCACCGAACAATTCACCGAACTAAAGGCCGAATTTCAAAAGATACTTTCTAGCAAAGAGATTGAGATGTCTGAGGTAGCTAAAGAGCTTGACACAGTGAAAGCTGCCTACTCTGCATTATCAAATCAAGCAGCAGCTGTATCTGTTAAGCAGACAGCAGTAAAAAGAGAAATCAAGCCAATGATCGAGTACAAGAGTGCTGCAGATCGCATCAAGGCAATTATCGCAAACAAATAAATTTAATAAATAGAAAAAAATGGCAAGTACATTAACAATCTCTAGCAGCTCATACGCAGGTGAATTAGCCTTACCGTATTTGCATGCTGCTCTTTTGACTGGAGATACCATCGCTAACCGCTATGTAACAGTCAAAGAAAATGTAAAATTCAAGGCAGTATTGAAGAAATTATCTTCTGCTAACTTGGTACAATCTACATCACCTTTCCCATGTGATTTCAGTGTAGGATCATCTGCATTGACATTGGCTGAGGCTGTATTGACTGTAACTGATTTGAAGACTAACATCGAAGTATGCAAAGAGCAATTCGCTAATGACTGGGAAGCTATGCAGACTGGTCGTGGTTTCATCAATGATGTTATCCCTGCTAACTTCGCTGACTTCTTATTGACTTACTTAGCTGGCAAAATCTCTGAGCAGATTGAGTTCAACTTGTGGGTAGGTAACTTTTCGGGATCAGTAGGTGGAGCTAGTGGATACACTGCTTTCAATGGTTTGTTGAAGCAAATCTCTGACGCTAAGTCTGGTAGTGCTGACTATGACATCACTGGTGCTTTGACTGCAGGTAACATCATGACCGCTATTGATGGTACTGTAGCTGTTATCCCTGCATCTATCATGGGATCACCTAACACTAAGTGTTACATGAGCAGAAAGACTTTCCAATTATACATGCAAGCTTGTATGGCTGCTGGTACTGGAGGCCCACTTCAACCTGCTGACAATGCTATCATGAAGCAAGTATACGGATACGAGATCTATGTATGTCCAGGTTTCTCAAATGACTGCTTATTGTTCGCTCAGCCTGAGAACTTATTCGTAGGTACTGACTTAGTATCTGACATGAATGAGGTGAAGGTAGTAGACATGAGCTTGACTGATGCATCTGACAATGTGAGAATGGCTATGAGATACCGCTTTGGTACTCAAGTAGGTTTCGCTGGTGATGTAGCTGTAGCATTCTAAGACTAACACATCTAACATAAAAAGGGGCGGGGTATTTAGCTCCGCCTTTTTTATAGATACTAACAAATAAAAAATTAAAGAAATGGCATGTTTAGCAACAGCGGGTTTTCTAGTAGACTGTAAAAACTATGTAGGTGGTATCAAATCCTTTTGGATTGGTCCATACGCTACAATTAGCAATGCAGCTACAATAGACCCCACAACAGAACAAATCACTGCACTCCCAGCAGCAACTTGGGAGACCTACAACATGAAGCCTCACACTGGAAACTTTGTGGAGGCCGCAACTGTATCTAAAGAAAACAACACTATTTTCTACACTCAGACCTTAACTGCTCAGTTCACTAAGCTTTCTGCAGCTCGCAGATTACAGCTTGACACTTTCAGCAGAGGCCGTCATGTGATCATTGTACAAGATAACAATGATAACTACTGGCTAATGGGTTACAAGGATGGTGCAGAGGTATCTACTGAGTCTACTGAGACTGGTACTACTAAGATTGATTTCAACGGATACAAAATCACTTTCACTGCTGAGGAGATACACAAAGCATATCGCTTAGCTGACTCTATCGTGAATGACTTCGATGGTACAATAGACTCACCTACTCTCTAAGAGATAGCATGTTCTATGTACAAACTAATACAGCCGGACAGACAGCTTACCTCTCTCTAAAAGAGGGGGAGCTGATCTTGGCTGCTACTTATACTCACTACCTTGTCAAGCTCATACATGAGAACACTGGTAAGGAGTATTTTTTCATTCCAACAGTACTAAGTGAGAATAACAGAGTTACTCACTTGCAATTTGACACCAATGTCAATGACCCCTTGAATGGGGGTATCTTGCTTATAGATCCAGGCAGATATACTTACAATATTTATGCACAAAACAGTGGGACTAATTTAGACCCATCATTATCTTTGGGACTGGTAGAGGAAGGTTTCATGGAAGCTACAACGGGAGTGACCTACTATCAGACTCCATCATTTACTACACCATCAGACTACATATACAATGGATGATAAATTGACAAATATAGCTTTAGCTAAGTACATCAAAGTAGAGGAAGTAGAGAAAGAGACTACAAAGGGGTGGGTTGAATGGGGAGAAGGAAATGCAATGCCTCAGTATTT